AAAAATCCGATTCCTAACTAAACGAAAGGTTGGTTCAGCAAATGTCTGAAGCACCAAAGGTCACAGACCTATACGGCGATCTATCGCCACGGGAAGCGGCTGCACGTCACGAAGAATACCTTGGCGCACTAACCAAGTCCAATAGCAACCCTATTGACGCTGGTTCAATGATTCAAGGTTCTCCAATGGCAGCAGTTGCTCCACAGTCCCCATCCGCAGCAATCGAAGCCGTACTTGGCAACGAGAGCATGGTTAAGTCAATGGCTCCAGATGCCCTTGCGTCACTAAACTCAGCACTTGAGTCACAGCGCGCAATCGGTGCAGACATTGTTAAAGACTTAACTCTTACTAGCCCAATCTCAACTGGTCTTGTAGCCTTCGATCTTGAAGCACCTGCAAAACTTCTTACCCCACGTCCAACCCCATTGCGTAACAAGATTCCACGCAAGAAGGGTGTCGGTACTTCACACCGTATCAAGGTAATCTCAGGTTACACAGGTACAGGTACAGGCGGCGTTGGAAACACATGGCCTGGTATCACTGATAGCACCACAACTACTTTCGGCTCAATCAACTACTTGCGTGGTCCAAAGATCACTTACGCAGGTTACGACAAGGCTGTTAACTACAAGCAGTTCTCGCTATCCGATGCTGTACCGTTCTCGGCACAGTTCCAGGGTCAGGGCTACCAGGATATCCGTCAGTTATCACAGACAAGCACACTATACGCATCCATGCTTATGGAAGAACGTATGTTGCTTATGTCACGCGGTACTGATTCAGGTTTCTCTGGCGCACTATCTGCACCTACATTCGCACTAACATCCCCAGTTGCATCAGGTCAGACTGCTCTTGCAGCCAACACCTACTATGTAAACGTAACTGCCGATGCTGGCGCATTCGGTGAGTCAATCCTAGGAACGGAAGCCTCAACTGCTGTTGCATCTGGCGACGTTCTCCAGATTGACATCACTCCTGTTGCTGGCGCACTTGGTTACAACATCTACGTTGGAACTGCTACTGGTGCCGCTAACCTAAAGTATCAGGGTCGCTCAACTGGAACAAAGTTTGTTGTTCAGGGTGCTGCTTCAATCGTTACTGTTGGCGACACCGCACCATTCACAACAACTGGTGCTGCTGCTACACGCGCTGCTGCTGACACTTCTGCTTATGCAACTGGCTACGATGGCATTCTGCCTACCGTACTTGGTTCAGAAAGCGGAAAGATCAACCGCATCAACTCAACATTTAGCACCAGCAATCCTGGTTCTGAATTCCAGGTTGTATTCAGCGCACTCTACGATGCAGTAAAGGCTGACCCAGACGAGGTATTGCTTAACGGTGCAGACCGCAAGCAACTTTCCGATGCAATCAAGTCAGGCTCAACTGCTAACTACCGTCTAAACATCTCACAAGATGAAATCGGTGGCGTAGTTCTAGGTAACATTGTTACTGGACTTCAGAACGAAGTAACTGGTAAGGGTGTTGCACTAACTGTTCATCCATGGTTGCCACAGGGCGTTGCACCTGTATTGTCATACACACTTCCAATCCCAGATACAAATGTGTCTGACGTTTGGGCTGTATTCAATACACAGGATTACATGGCGATTGAATGGCCTGTAACCCAGTTCGCATACGAAACATCAACCTACTGGAACGGCACATTCCAATGCCAGGCTCCAGCATGGAACGGTGTAGTATCGGGCATTGTTTCTGCATAACGCATAAATAAGTCCGTGTGACCCCTGCCCACTAAATCAGGGTAGGGGTCACACTCTTTACGGAAGGTAAAGTAATGACAAAGTATTTTGCAAGTGATAGACGCGCAGTAGAAGTAACTATCGAAGGCGCACGAACAGGCTCTAAAAAAACACTTAGAGCAGACAAGAAGGGGTTTTATGAGGTTACTGATAAAAGTGATGCAAAAGCCCTTAAAGAGTCTGGATTTGTGGAAGCATCGCTTATGGGTCCGAGTAGCGGAATCGGTGGCTATCTATGTGATAAATGCGGTTTCAACGGTTGGTTCAGGACTTGCGGCAAGTGCGGAACTACCCAAGAAGGTCCACAAGATGCTGGTCCCTGATCAAACTAAAAACATTAAAGCCGAGGACATACATGACGCTCATGTGTGTGAAGATTGCATCATTGAAGATTGCGACTGTGAGGAATAACAATGGCTAATGCCTACAACAACACTACTAAGTTGTTTAGCACTCCTTACATTACGGTTGCAGAATACAAATCCGCACCTACGGCTATTGACTATGACAACCTTGTTGCTGATTCAAACGACCCACTTGTGCAAGATGCAGAATTAAAAAATGCTATTGCGCGAGGTTCGTCCTGGATGGACACTTTTTGCAACCAGTCTTTGGGCGCAAATACCATAACAGAGCAACAACGGGCTAGATTGCGACCTGATGGATTTTTAGCCGTACATCCAAGGTATAACCCTATTGTGGCTATAACCAGTATGTCTTATGGGATAACACCAACTCAAATGGTTTCATTTCCTGACGTTTCAGTTGGTTGGGTAGAAGATCAACAATTTATCATGCCTTATACAACGGCAAACATTTCTTATTCAAGCGAAGGACCGCTTCAATTTGGTATGCCAGCCATTCCTAGAGCGCAAGTTTTTTGCCAATACACTTACATAAACGGATACGCGACAACCGTTCTTTCTGCTAATGCTAGTGTTGGCGCAACTTCAATTACTGTTGCTAATGCAATCGGTATTACTCCAGGATTGTCTATGACAATTTACAACGGAAAAAATACTGAAACAATTACTGTTGCTTCTAACTACACCTTCGGCTCTACCACAGTACCTCTTGCTACCTCTCTAGGCTTCGCACAGACTTCTGGAGTTGGAGTTAGTGCATTACCACCAGCCGTTAAAGAAGCGGCTATCCTTGCGACCACGGCTATGCTCAAGGTACGCGGTGACTACTCGCTTACAATGCAAGTTTCAAATCAAGCAGGCCAAGCATCCGTTAACGCTGACGGTACTGGCGACTTAAATCTTGCTAAAGAATTGTTACAGCCTTACCGCAGGATTCGCTAATGTCCAGAGCAGAAGTAAGATCACAACTTGCAACCTTTTTAACTACCCCACCTGTTGCAGAATTAAATCAAGTTTTTACTTCTTTTCCAAAGCAAATTAACTTTCAAGTTAATTCTACTTCTGGGCAAAAGTCGCGCGCAGCAGCCGTAATCTTTATCCAGAGCGAAAACGAAACTCGTATTGCATTAGGTGGTGCTACGTCTGGTAAGAAGCGAGTTGATTACAGCGTAATTTTGCAAGTTTTCCATCACTCAATGCAGCGTGATTCGCAAGATGCCATGGACGATTTTGATACAACCATTGACAACATTAAAGATCGTTTACGTTCTGATCACAGGTTTGGCAATCCTAACGGCAATTTAATTTGGCAAGGCGCAGAACCAGTTATTTCTGTAAGTTACGGAGAGCCATCGTCTAGTGACCGAGGTGTTACCGAAACTTGGGCTTCAATTAGTTTTCAAGTTACACAGATTTATACTGCGTAATTTGATGGAGATACGGGGTCAAGTACGCCTTCCACTTACCCCGTATCTCTAATTTTTGCCGTGAAAGGTTGTTTAAATGGAAGTAAAAATTAACATACAAGATTCTTTAAAAGGTCTTGACATAAAAAATGCTCAGTTTCTTGACGCTATTGAATTTGCCACAGCACAAACAGGTTTAGATGCCGTAACGGTTATGAAAAGTTTAATTACAGGTAGACACAAAATGGGTACCCCTACCCCGTCCAAGCCAGGACAGCCGCCTACAAACGTCACAGGTAATTTGCGTAGGTCTATTACTTCAAGCGTAAGGCGAGGTTTTGGAGCGTCTTACATTGCCACAGTTGGGCCAACTATGATTTATTCTCGCGCCTTAGAATTGGGCATGGGCAAGAACAATATTAAGTACCCTTTTGTCTTGCCTACTGGTAGACTAATGCTAACAACAGGTCGCGCTCGCGCTACCTATGTTAATGCCTTACGATACGCATTGAGCAAATAGGAGTTACCTTGGCTAAGTTCCGAGCCGACATTGACGAAGTACGGCAATATCCATCTTTGGGTATTGTTGTTAGCCCTGCTGATGTTGTAGATTTGCCAGCAGACACAAACGCTGCTGGACTAACACTTATCAAAGACCTTTCAAAAGAACCTAAAAATGCTGCGCCAGCAGCCGTAGAAGAAAGCGAGTAAAGCAATGGCTTTACCAAAGTATAAATCCTTTCTGGGCATCGCCAAAGAAGCATCTCGCGCTGCTGGTGTAGCCCCAACCGCTGTCGGTGCTACGGATTTTATTCCCGTAAAAAACATTACTCCGTTTGACAACATTAAGTACCTAACCGATGAAGGTTGGCGTTCGTCAATGGTTGTTAATTACGGTGAAGTTCAGGGTGTTGAATACTCTGAGTTTGAGTTTGGTGGAGATGTTTTTGCTGACACCGTTGGCTATGCTCTTGCAGGCGTTCTTGGAGACTATGCAATTTCTGGTGCATCTGTGCCTTACACACACACAATGGCTGTAAAGAACTCTACAAACGGTCAAGCCACTTCTTACACGTTGACAGATTACAACTCTTACAACGCTCGCCAGTTTGCTGGATGCCAATTCGGTTCTTTCGGCTTAAAGTTCTCTGCTGATGGTCTTTTGGAATACGATGCAATGGCACAAGGTTATGTATCTGCTACTGCCGCAACACCAACTCCTTCTTTCAGCACGATTGCACCTTCACCAGTTTGGTACGGTACAACCACTATCGCTGGAAGCCTGACAACTAAATTGTCTGAAGGCGAATTAAACATTAAGCGCACTCTTACACCAATCTTCTCGGTAGATGGTTCACAAAACCCTTACCAGATTTTCCAAGGTCCAGTAGAAGTTGAAGGCAGCCTAAAGTTAATCATGGAAGATGATACTGACTTAGATCGCTATTTAAATAACAGTCAACCATCTTTGGTTTTAAACTGGACTCAGGGTGCTGGCGCAGCGTTAACACAGGTTCAGTTCACAATGACTAAGTGTGCATTCGTAGTTGCTAAGGTAGATCGTAGCAAGGACTATGTAGAAATTGACGTAAGTTTTAAGGCTGTCGCTAACACAACTGATGTTGGTGCTTCTGCTGGTTTTTCACCAGTTAAGGTAGTATTACAAAATGCTAAGGCAACCGCTGTCTACGCATAACAAGTAAGGAAGGCAAAAGAATGAGAACAGAAGTATATTCAGGCTGGATAGAACTGCGCGAACCTAAGTTAGTACCAGAAAGATTGCGCCGACCTATCTTTGAAAAAAGCGTTTCAGGTCAGTCTTTCGTTCAAGAAGGCAACGATCTAGACGAAAACCAAATGAAATTCTTTAGCGACTTTAACGACCTGTTAGCGATTGCCATGATTTCTTCTTGGTCTTTTGAAGGCGCAATTTCTATTGAAGGTCTAATGGATTTGCCTAGCAAAACGTATGACGACATTCGCAAGGTAGTAACACCATTTATCTCTGAGTTAATGCCTGATTTTGGAGACGAACCAGAAAACCCAAAAGCAATTATCGAGAACTAGCGCGAATACGCTGGATTCTTAAAGGTGGAACTCCTGACGACAGGTATCCCGTTTCTCCTTATTTGCGCGACTATTTTTTGGTAAAAAATTTTGGTTGGACAAAAAGTCAAATAGAAGAACAGCCTGCTGTTTGGTTGGATTGGATTTTGTCTGTTCATGGAATTGCAATGCAAATAGAAAACGAAGGCGTTTAGCGGTAAACTGCTTATAGATAGTGGTATGTGAGGAAGTATCGTGGCTGAAGTTCCACCAGTATATGTCGAATTTAAAGGCGACACTACAAGCCTTAACGCTTCCATTGGTCAAGCCAAAAAAAGCATTACAGGTTTTGCTGCTGCTACTGAAGTCGCAACTGTCAAGGCAAAAAAATTAGGCGTTGCGCAGATTGCCCTTGGTGGGATTATAGCCAACGTAGCAACTGCTGCTGCTGCTAACGCCAAAACATTTGCTACTTCTTTTATTTCTGAATACCAGTCTATTGCAGGCGAGGTTCGCAGCCTTGGCAGGGTAATGGACGGTACTCCTGAACAGTTGTCGGCTATCTCTTTTGCTGCCAAAAGGTTTGGGGTAGATTCTGCACAACTATCCCTGGGCATTAGAACCTTATCTAAAAATTTAGTATCCAATAATGAAGCCGCAAAATCTCTGGGTATTCAGTATCGAGACGCTAACGGACAACTGCTTCCAACCGTAGATATATTAAACAACCTTGCAGACCGATACAAGGCTTTACCAAGCAAGATAGAACAAAACGCTTTTGCCATGACAGCATTCGGCAGAGCAGGCAAGAACATGGCTCCGTTGCTTGGTCTTGGTTCTGAAGGCATTAAAGAACTGGGCTTAACCGCACAAGAACTAGGCATGATCATGTCTGGTAAAGATTTAGAAGCAGTTAAGGCTTATGGATTTGCCCAAAAGGATTTACAAAATGCCATAGACGGCGTAAAGGTAACTATCGGTAGAGATTTACTACCAATACTTGCCGAATCTGCATCTGCCTTAAATGACACCTTGTTGCCTGCATTGAAAAAAATAGTTGCTGCATTTACTAACAGCGGTTTTGCTGGCGGTGTACGACAAGCGCAAGATTCTTTGCAAGATTTTGTTCTTGGATTAGACGGAATTAAACAGGCGATCTATCAAGTAATTTTGATGATTGCTTCTTTCAAAGTAGCGATGAAAGTATTTGTTCTTGCCCCTGCCGTATTTGGCGCAGTAGCAACCGCTATTAAAGGCGTAACAACAGCAATGAAGTTACTTTATTTCTCTACTTTGGCTGGTACTGCTGGCTTCAAAGTATTTTTCACTTCAATAAAAGCGGGTTTAATTTCAACTGGTATCGGCGCGCTTCTTGTTGCTTTTGGCCTGTTGGTTGCTTACCTTATTAACGCTTACACAACTTCTGAAACATTTAGAACAAAAGTAAACAACGTATTTGAATCCGTAGCCAAAAAAGCAGTTGTAGTTGCAAACTCTGTTCTTAAAATTTACAACGCTATTGCCAAGTTAATTGGTTTGAAGCCAGTAGATTTACTTTCTTTCGGTGGAAACGTAGCAGGTGGCAGAGAAGATATTGCTAGTGCTTACGGAATAACTACTTCTGGTCAATTAAGTCCAGATACACTTGGTGGAAGTGGATTTGGTTTAGGAGCAGACACAAAGGGCAGCAAAACTCCTGCAAAAACTGCTTTAGAAAAACTGCAAGCAAGCCAACAAGCATCTTTAGATAAGATGCAGGCCAACCTATCTCTAAGTCTAGCAAGAACTGACGATTTAAAAAGAGAAAAAGATTTACAAATAGCCTTCAGGGACAACGTAAAGAAAATGTACGAAGCGGCACAAGCCGCAGAAAAGAAGGCAAGAGGAACTAAGAATC